CCACAAACTTCATGCCGTTGCCTACATAGCCTTCATGTCCAGGTTCGTTGTTGATGCTGGCCTGTACATCGTGTGCTTGTGCATCCAACTGACGTACTACTTCATTCTTAAGACTGGATATTTCCAAGAACGCTTGAAACAGGGCTGCCACGGCTTGTTTATTTTCTGTGGCCCATTCAAATATACGCGGTGCCTTGGTTGGTGCTTTTTCTTTAACCCATTCACCAAATCCACCAATCAAGTTGTCGTAGCTGCCACTGCGAACACGACTGTTGATATATGTTTTAACAAGTGCAGGAAAGTCACTGATCCTACGAGCACGTAATTCTGCAGGGTTGAACAGTTGATCCATTGCTGCCCCGTACTGTGTCAACAGTTGAGTAGCATCTTTGACCGTGGCTTGATTTAGCTTAATCTCGCGTGGCTCTTTGAGACTGGGATCTAAAATTAACAATCCTGGACTTGGAGCCAATGCAGCAGCACGAATTGGTGTAGGTGTGGCGCCTGGCGCTGTTAAAGATGTATGAATAGCAACAGCGGCGGTACTTTGTGCAATTTTCTGACCCAGGTCTGTGTTGGCAGGCACAGTATACTTTACTGTGTTGGGGGTAAATTCGTAGTTGTTGCCAACCAGTTCTGGAGTTTGACTGTACAACAAGTCGCCCTGAACATAACCGCGGAAGTCTTGTGGTACTGCGCGGCGCAGCATTGGGAACAGACGTTGATATAATGCAATCAGTTCGCCGCGTTCGCCGCCGCGCATGTTCATAATCTGTGCGATCTGTTCTGGACTGGTAGCTAAACCGTCATAGCCCTTGGCACCAAAGCCAGCTTTGTCTGTTAATACAAACTCGCCGTTGGGCTTGCGGCCAAATATAATAGCAGGTCTGCCATCCCATTTAACTGTGGTTTCATTTGGATTCTTTGCAGCAGCAACAATACCATCCAGGGCTTGTTTCAGTCCAGCACTGGGTCGTTGATCAAAGATCATGTCTTCGGGATGCTCAATACGAACTCCTTCCACTATGACTGCCATGCCTTGATTTACAATACGATCACGCAAACGGGCCATAAAGCTGACCTCTGTGTATTCTGTGTATAGTGCTGTGTTCTCGTAAATGCCTTCGTCAAATTGTATACCTTCGCGTTCCATGTGTGCCTTGAAATCAGCAATTTTTGCAGCACGTTTAGGATCAGCTTCTAAGGCTTTCAGTATAGCTTCTACGCTGTAGAGATCAGCAATGGTAGAGTTGGGACTCAGTAGCATTTGTGCCACCATGGATGGATCGTCAGTGATTAGATCATTTGTGGCACGATCCATAATACCGTCGTTTTGATTCAGCTTGTAGCCTAAGGCTTTGGCCATGCTGTTCATCATGATGTTACGCAGGGCACCTTTGTACTGGCTGCGTGGATCACTGCTTAACACAAACTGTGTCCAGCGTGGCTTGTTGCTAAACATAAAGTCTGTCTGTACAAATCCATTCTTGGGATTACCGTTGATGGCAGTAAAGAAGTGTACTGCTGATCCAGATTTCTTGATATAACGTGCAGGATCTACACCTTTGCTGTTGCACCATTTGGTCAATACAGCTACCAATTGATCTTTATTCATTTCACGTGCATCAACACTCATGTCCAAGTCGCCGGAGTCGGCTTTGCGTCCAGTTGATCCTAGCCATTTGACGGGTTTGCCATCACGTTTATCTTTGTCTTTTGTGAGATCCAACCCGGTGATCTGCTCTAGCCACTGTGCAGTGGGCATAACATCAGCTTGAGCAATACGCTTGGTAAGCGGTGCCCCGGAAGCATCCTTAAATACGTTACCACCTTCATTAATCTGCATTAGTTCTTCTCACGGTTCGGGTAAATTTCTTAGGGTCTTTGTCACGAATTGCATTAAGCAATTTTCTTACTAGATTTTCGGCTTGGTCAGCAGGATATAAATTTTCAATTTGTTCAATTAGACGCACAGCACTGGCTATTACATTGTCGGCGCGAGATTCAATGATGTAACGACGATCTCGTGCTTGGAACTTTTCCTCGTATATGGAATCTAATTCTTCCAATATACTGCGTGTTTTTTTCTGCATGACTCCTGACCTTTTTATTATTTATTGCTATTTTAAAATGAGTGCTAACTTAAATAATCGAAAGTTTTTGCCAAATTTCAATTCTATCCGGATCGTATGCCACCCAGGGTTGATCAGCAATTCGATTTTTTAATATACTAGCCCGATCAGCGTTGTATAGTATATTCATTGCAGGTAATATTACGTCGGTTACAAAGTAAAAATGCACTATTGGAGTAGGTTGTATCTCGTTGCCTCTTAGTTGTGTAAATTTAATTTCATTGCTGAAATCCATCTGCTGTTGTGTAGAAGTAAAATAATAACTGCAATTGTTATTTTGTAAATAATTTTGAATCAAAGTTTTTTGATTTTGCAAACGTAATTGTGCCTGTTGGTCCTGTATGTAACAGCTATGATATTCCTGTATTTTTCCAGATTGAGACGCACTACTCAGCCACCAATTTCGATTGTTACATTGATAAAAGTTAAAATAATATACAGGATCTGACTTTGCTATATTGACCCAGTCATTGTCTTGTATAAGTTTATCAAATCGTAGCGGATCAGCCCATTGGAATATAACAGTCTGATTTTTAATTGCAGGGCCTTTTTCTAATAGCTCGCTAATTAAAAATTCATTCCCGGCACCAATTCCACTTATCAGCACAATCTCATACTGAGGCAACAAGGCTTGCATAATCTGCGGCCATTCTGGCCATATATGACCGTACGCAAATCCGTCGCCCAAGCAAAAAATTTTATTGGTAGACATAGTATTTTTGCAGCAGTGTCTCGGATTCGGCTTCGTAATATCGAGTTACTGGATTGCTGGTCCAAATATCAGTAGCATATAAAAATTCATTTATTGACTTCCAGCGAGCCATATGATTGTCAATTTCTTTTCCTGCTAATAAATTTTTAAACTCGGAAGAAGTCTCGACTATTTCTGCAAATTCAATATTGATAATATTTGACTGTCTAACAGGTTCAAACGGTATTAAATAATTTTTTGCTGTTTCTCTTTCTTTGTCAATACGCAACATATCAGCGGCAGTAAGCCACGGTGTTGATTTTTCATAATAATGATAGTAGGCTCTCATCCATCTATAAATTTTGCTGCGAAATGTGGTGGTTGTAATTAATATAATCTGATTAAAAACAGATGTATCAAACTGGCCAGGCCAGCAATGTGTTCCTATCCATTGGTCAGCTGGTATATTCAGTGCAGATATAGTTTTTTGAAATTCAGATGAATCAAAATCTGTGAATACTGTATCTGCATCTCCAATTTTTCCAAGCCCGTGAACAATAGAATTGATACCCCCATTTGTTCCCACAGTGGAGAATGTATTGTTCAATATGTCGCACAATAAACCTCCACAGGTGTAGTGCGGAAAACAAACTAAATTCATGATTGCTTAATCTGGCCTAGTAGCTGTCTGAGTTTATTACCGTTTACCTCTGCTGTGACTTTTCCGTATTCAGTGTCGTCCTTGATCTGACTTTTTGCCTTGATAGAATCCATAATACTAGGCTTAGGCGGTCCGCCATTGCCGAATGCATGGCCGCTTTCGTCTGGACCAGGATCAGTAATACGCATAGTTTCGATGTTATAGTCCAAGTCTACTTTGTTACCGACCCCTTGACTACTACGTGACTTCATACATTGCATTTGATACTTGCCACGTTCTTTCATAGCCCGACTTGTAAAGATACCAAACACAAAGTCGGCTGTGTTGATCTTACTGATCCCGCCGGCAATATGACTATGGTCAAACTCAATTTCTTCTACTGCACTACGATTAAGCTGCGATGCTGTGACCATCAGCACACCAAGTTCAATTGATAAATTACGCAATTCTTCTGCCGAGTACTTGTCTTTGATAAACTGATCGTTAGGATTAACCTTGATAGATACAGGCATAATCAAGTCCAAGTAATCAATCATAACAAAGTCAATCTTTGTTTCTGTTTGGATTTCATACTCTTTGATAAAGCTGCGTATGTCGTTTACATTGCTCTGTGCAGGCAAACTCTTGATACGATACGAGCCTGACTTCTTGCCTGCCATTTTAACTTTGAGTTCAGTAGAATCCAAGTCACGTCGAATGTCTTTGGTACTCATGTCAGTCAACATGGCTGCTGTACGCAATGTACAAAGTTCTTCTGACAGTTCTAATGTGATATACACTCCTGACAAACCTTGCTGTAACCAGTTGAGTGCCATATTCATCATGACCAAGCTCTTACCTGATCCAGAGCCGCCGGCAAAGATGTTTAGTTCACCTCGACTGAATCCACCATACAAGATATGATCCATTTGCGGCCATCCTGTCGAAACTTGTCCACCCTTATTAAAATACTTGTTGAGTGTTTCTTTTGGGGTTGCCCAAAAATCTGTACCCAGGTCCTTAGTAAGACTAATTTGCACAGCATCTTTAATTAACTTTTCAACTGGCTCATACTCGCCCTTCTCTAATAAGTCTGCTGATTTTAAAATTGCCCGCTCAAGCTCTTGCCTACGTGTAAAACTTTCAAACTCTTCTAAAAACCAATCAAAATGTCCTTCGTTTAGATCTGGTATTTCCTGTAAAGATATTCCTGTTGTTGCTTTAATTTGTGTGCGATCTGGCATAGTCTTATGATCATTGCAATGTGTCATAATAAACTTTGCAGCAGGTCTTAAAGTACGGTCAAAGTTTTCTGGATTATAAATGTTCTGCA